GTGCTAACCTTAAACAAGTAACTAAAAATTTAAAAGAATTGATTAAACAAATTGGACAATACAACGAAGAATACAAAAATATGGATGCTGAAACCAAAGCATCGTTTACCAAAGTGTTAAATGTAAATAATGAGAGTCAAGATAAGACCTCTTCAATGCTAGTTTCGTTAAATAGTACTAACGCACTTATGTTAGAAGAACTCAAAAAACAAACTAAAGGTGGAAAAGCTATGACAAACGCAATATCAGGAGCGGCATAATGAGCTGGAAACGTTATTTTACGCCAGTTCCAACAGGTTCTGCCCAAGACGGCAGTTATAGCCCACTTGGCGGAAGTACTAACCAAGGTATGGGTCCTGCCCAAGCTAACTACTCAAGTTACTTGCCAGATGTATATGTAGGTTCTCCAAATCGTGTTGAAAGATACGGACAATACAACACTATGGACAACGATAGTGAAGTAAATGCGGCATTAGACATTTTAGCAGAATTTACAACTCAAAAAAATACTTCAAACAGAAGTCCGTTCTTAATGGACTTCAAATCAGATGCAACTAATACAGAAGTACAGACACTTAAACTATACTTACAACAGTGGTGTAAAGTACAAAACTTTGAAACAAAAATGTTTCGTATTTTACGTAATACTTTTAAGTATGGCGATGCATTTTTTATTAGAGATCCAGAAACTAAAAAATGGCATTACATTGATCCTGCAAACGTTACAAAGATTATTGTTAACGAATCAGAAGGCAAAAAGCCTGAGCAGTATGTTATTAAAAATGTAAACTTAAACTTTGTTTCAAGCGTAGCAACTACTCCATTACAAACAAACGGTAATGTTACAGGTGGTGGCGAAGGTTACATGACTGGTGGTTCACGTGGAATGACAGGTGCACCTAACCAAGCATTGCAAGGTGGACGTTTTGCAAAAGGTGAATCAGAGTTTGCAGTTGATGCAGAACACATTGTACACCTAAGTTTATCAGAAGGGTTAGATAATAACTTCCCATTTGGTAACAGCTTGTTAGAAAGTATATTTAAAGTATACAAACAAAAAGAATTATTAGAAGATGCTATTATTATTTACAGAGTGCAAAGAGCACCAGAGCGTAGAGTATTTTACGTTGACGTAGGTAATATGCCATCACACTTGGCAATGCAATTTGTTGAACGTGTAAAAACAGATATACACCAAAGACGTATTCCAAGTAGCACAGGTGGAGGAGCGAATGTTATAGACAGTTCATACAATCCTTTATCAATTAACGAAGATTACTTCTTCCCACAAACTGCTGAAGGACGTGGATCTAAAGTTGAAACACTACCAGGTGGTACAAACTTAGGAGAGATTGATGACCTTAGATATTTTACTAATAAGCTGGTACGCGGTTTGCGTATTCCTAGTTCTTATCTTCCTACAGGGCCTGACGATGGTGCTAGTGCATTCCAAGATGGGCGAGTGGGTACTGCGTACATTCAAGAGTTACGCTTTAACACCTATTGCGAAAGACTACAAGGACTTTTAACAGAACAATTTAATCAAGACTTTAAACGCTACCTATTAGAAAAAGGTATTAACATTGACACAGCAATGTTTGACCTAAGGATGCAACCACCACAAAACTTTGCAAGTTACAGACAATCAGAACTTGACAATGCAAGAGTTGGAACATTTACTCAAATGGCGGCTATACCTTATGTGTCAAATAGATTTGCACTTAAACGTTTCTTAGGACTAAGTGCAGAAGAAGTTGCAGAGAACGAAAAGTTCTGGCGTGAAGAAAATGATGAAAACTTAACTCCAGTTCCAACAGACGCCGCAGGCGAAATGCGTGGAGCAGGTGTTAGTGCCGCAGGCATGAGTGCAGACCTTAGCGGAATGGAAGATGAAGCAGTTGATCCAGACGCACCGGCACCAGAAGATGGCGGAGCAGGTACACCACCAGAAACAGTAACAGGTGATGATGCACCTATACCAGGCGCTGAAGGATAAATATTAACATGATACTACGTGAACTATTTTATTTTGATAAAGAAACTTTGGAGCCAGTTGAGAATAACTCTTACGATCCACAGTCTGATGATTCAATTATGAAACGTGACGACACACGTAAGACACGCTTAACACTACGTCAGATAAACAAAATGCGTAAAGCATCTGATTTGCACAAAGAGGAGCAGGACAAGGAATTACATTTCGTAAGACAAATGTATGGACTTGCCGCGAATGCAGAACAGGCTGTTTAAAAATGTCAATAGCATTTGTTATTGGTAACGGCACGTCAAGAAAACCTATTCCCCTAGAACCACTTAAAGCACACGGAACATTATATGCCTGTAACGCTGTTTACAGATCAGGCTTAAGGCCTGACTATCTTGTTGCTGTAGATACTAAGATGGTTACTGAAATTAACAATTCAAAGTACCAACATCATAATAATGTGTGGACTAACCCAAACAAATTATACGAAAAATTTCATTGCTTTAACTACTTTGCTGATCCTTTAGGTTGGTCAAGTGGTCCTACAGCATTGTGGCTAGCATCTTATGGTGCAGATCACCAACACAGCGAAATATACATACTAGGCTTTGACTATGAAGGTATTGAAGGCAAAATTAATAATCTGTACGCAAACACACAAAATTACAAAAGAAGCGAAGAAGTAGCAACATATCACGGTAACTGGAGTAGGCAAACAGGAATAGTAATTCAAAAAAATGTTGGAAAGAGATATATACGTGTAGTAGAGAACGAGGATGATTACTGCCCAGACAATTTAAGACCCTTAGGTAACTTATCCCATATTACAGTAGCTCAATTCACTGAAAAATTCGTGAATTTACAATCTTAATGTAAAATCGGCTCGTTTTGACCGGTTTAACCACCCTTTTAATCATTTTCCATAAATACAACTGACAGCTTATCGTATCTAAACAACAGGAGGAGATAAAAAATGGCTAATCAAAATAAATTTGAAGCAATGCTTGAAAAGCTAATTGCTGAAGACAAAGCGGGAGCAGAAGAATTGTTCCACGAAATCGTAGTTGAGAAATCACGCGATATCTATGAAAACTTATTAAAAGATGACGTAGAAGAAGTTGAAGTAGACGAAGCAACAGACGAAGAAGTAGATGAAACTACTGACGAAGAAGTTGATGAGTCAAGCAACGACGAAGAAACTAACGAAGCAACTGACGAAGAAGTTGACGAAGCTACTGACGAAGAAGTAGACGAAGCAACTGATGAAGAAGTAGACGAAGCTTCAGACGAAGAAGTTGACGAAAACTTTGTAGACGAAATTACACCAGAAGCTGAAGGTGAAATGGGTGGCGATGCCGCTGATGACATGATGGCAGATATTGCCGCAGACAGCGAAGAAGGTGACAAAGAAGATGACGAAGACATTGAAGACAGAGTCACTGATTTGGAAGATACATTCGATGACCTAAAAGCTGAATTTGACGCTATGATGAGCGACAAAGAAGGTGACGATGAAGGCGATGCAGAACCAGAAATGGATATGGACGCTGGAGACGAAGAAGGTGATGACGATGAGGCAGATGAAGCTATTGCTCCAGAAGCCGATCTTGAAGTAGCACCAGCATTTGAAGGCAAAAAAGATGCCAACACTGAAATGCGTGAGTATGTTGAAAAAGTAACAGCTAATATGGGCGACAACGGTGACAACACCAAATCTCCAGTAGCTAGTGCTAACGACATGGGCGGTGAAGCCGGAAATCTAAACCAAGGTGGTGAAGAAACTGGTGGAAAAGCTGACTCGGCTAAAGAAGATAACGCAGGGAACGTTAACGTACCAGGCGGAAAAGCTTCAAAGTCAATGAGTGCTAACTCAAAAGGCCACGGCGCTGAGAAAAAAGGCGCAGGCGAAAGTGGAACTGATAGTAAAAGTACTATCTCAGGTTCATAATAGTTAAGGAACTTATAGGTGTTTAATTTAACTGAGACATTGACATTCGACCAAGCAGGTATGGTTGTCGAGACTACTGAAAACAAGAATGGAGGCAAAGATCTTTATCTTAAAGGTATTTGTATCCAGGGCGGTGTAAAAAACGCAAACCAGCGAGTTTACCCTGTTACTGAGATAGGTAGAGCTGTCAAAACTCTCAACGATCAAATCACTGGAGGATATAGTGTTCTTGGAGAAGTTGATCACCCAGAAGGACTTAACATTAACTTAGACCGTGTAAGCCATATGATCACAGATATGTGGATGGATGGACCAAACGGTTATGGAAAGTTAAAAGTATTACCGACGCCAATGGGACAACTAGTTCAAACAATGCTGGAAAGCGGAGTTAAACTAGGTGTTTCATCGCGTGGGTCAGGCAACGTAAGTGAAGACGGTGCCGGCGAAGTAAGTGACTACGAGATTATTACAGTTGATGTTGTAGCACAGCCAAGTGCTCCGGGTGCATACCCAACCCCAATATATGAGCATTTAATAAACGCCCGTGGGGGGTACAAGGCATTAGAATTAGCAAGAGAAGTCCAAGGCGACGCGAAGGCACAAAAATATTTAAAAGAATCTTTGGTGAATATCATCAAGGGTCTAAGGTAATAGGAGACCATAATGTTGGAAGCACTAAAATCACTTTTTGAAAACAATGTTCTTTCTGAAGAGATTAAAGCTGACATCCAAGAAGCATGGGACAAGCAAGTTAATGAAAATAAACTTACTGTCACTGCTGAACTTCGCGAAGAGTTTGCTTCAAAATATGAGCATGATAAGGCTCAAATGGTAGAAGCTGTTGATGCATTAGTCAACGATAAACTAAGTGAAGAAATTTCCGAATTTGCTGAAGATAGAAAAGCATTAGCAGAAGCAAGAGCAAAATACGCTGTTGCAATGCGTGAAAACGCAGGTATGCTAAAAGGCTTTGTATTTGATCAGCTTAAAAAGGAAGTTGGAGAACTACATGAAGATCAAAAAGTTGTATCAGAGAAATTTGGTGCTCTTGAAGAATTTGTAGTAGAAGCTTTGTCAAAAGAAATTGCAGAGTTCCATCAAGATAAGAAAGACTTAGCAGAAACAAAAGTACGTTTAGTACGTGAAGCTAAAGATCACTTAGCAAAAGTTAAAGCTAACTTTGTTAAGAGAAGTGCAGAACTAGTAACTGAAACAGTAAGTAAAGGCCTTAAAAAGGAAATTACTGCACTGAAAGAAGATATTGATTCAGCACGTAAAAACGATTTTGGTCGCAAGATTTTCGAAACATTTGCAGGTGAGTATACTAACTCATACTTAAATGAAAAATCAGAAACATCTAAGCTAATGAAAGTTGTTGCGTTGAAAGACAAAACAGTTGAAGAAGCTAAAGCAGATGTTGTTGAAAAGTCGAAAATTATTGAAACTAAAGAAGCAGAGATTGCTAAATTAGTTGAAGCGACTAAGAGAAAAGAAGTAATGCACGAGTTAACTGGTCCTTTGAGCAAGGATCAACGTGAGATTATGAATGACTTACTGGAAAGTGTACAAACAGACAAACTGAAAGG